TATCGATGCAAGAACTTTTGCAGTGCTATCCATATTTTCACTAATTTCTATATAAGCAGGATCCGTTTCATCAATATCATTATATATTCCTATTAAACGATATCGTTTATGTTCATTCATTTTACGTGAGAACAGAATATATTTATAATCAACATTAGAATCATCGTAAAAATAGGTTCGACATGATCCTATAATAAGCTGAATTATTCTTCTGTCATTAACTTTTGTTTTTTCAAGAATTTCATAATTATCTTTCAATCCAATATCTATACGCGACATAATACTTATAGTATATGCTGAGAATAATAAAATTGAACTCAATTTAAATAGACTGCTTCATTATAACTAAGTAAAAACAATGAGCACAATGAACGAATCAATTCTTGCCACAAAATATCAGCAAAAGACTGATAAACAGCATATTCTGGATAATCCAGATACCTATATTGGGGCTGTTGATATTATTGAATCGGATTTATATGTTCTCTCTTCTCCAGAACAAGGGCAACCTCGTATTGAAGAGAGAAACATTCAATATATTCCTGCATTATTCAAACTCTTTGATGAAGGGATTGTCAATTGTCGTGATCACGCAATTCGCATGGAAAAAGCAGTTGAAGATGGTAATGTCAATTCGCTTCCAGTGACTTATATCGATATAACAATCGATGAAACAACTGGGACGATTACAATGATGAATGATGGCAATGGAATCGATGTTGCTGAACATCCAGAAACGAAGATTTGGATTCCAGAGATGATATTTGGACATCTGAGAACTTCAACCAATTACGATAAATCAGAGAAGAAAATTGTGGGAGGTAAAAATGGGTTCGGTTTCAAATTGGTTCTCATTTGGTCAACATTTGGTTCAATTGAAACAGTTGATCATGTTCGTGGACTGAAATATACCCAAGAGTTCAAGGATAACTTGGATGTCATTTGTCCACCGACAATTATAAAATGGAAAGGAAAACCATATACGAAGATCACTTTCCGTCCGGATTATGCTCGTTTCGGGATTGAAGGTCTAACAACCGACATGGTTGATCTCTTTAAAAAGCGAGTCTATGATGTTGCTGCGATAACAGATAAATCGATGAAAGTCCGGTATAATTCGCAATTTATCCCAATCAAAAACTTTGCGCAGTATATTGATTTGTATATCGGTACCAAAGAAGATTCCGCGAGAGCATATGAGTCTGCGAATGAACGATGGGAATATGCAGTTGCTATGTCTTCAACGCATGAATTTATTCAAGTGAGTTTTGTCAATGGAATTCATACCTCCAAGGGAGGCAAACATGTCGAATATATTCTTGGACAAATCACCAGAAAACTGGTTGAATTCATTGAAAAGAAAAAGAAAATAAAAGTGAATATGACAAGTATCAAAGAACAGATTATTCTCTTCTTGCGATGTGATATTGAGAATCCAGCATTTGATAGTCAGACAAAGGACTATATGAATACACCATCGAATAAATTTGGATCATCATGCCAAGTCTCAGAGAAATTCATTGAAAAGATAGCAAAGATGGGTATAATGGATGCGGCTTGTGCTATCACTGAACTGAAAGAGACGAAAGCAGTAAAGAAGATGGATGGACAAAAAACGAAAAATGTGCGTGGAATACCGAAATTGATCGATGCGAATTGGGCTGGAACAGAAAAGTCATCACAGACAATGATAATCTTCTGTGAAGGTGATTCTGCCAAAGCTGGAATTGTATCGGGTCTATCTTCGGAGGACAGAAACATTATTGGTGTCTATCCAATGAAGGGAAAAATCATGAATGTCCGCGGTGAATTGAAGAAGAAGATTGCTGATAATAAAGAGATTGCTGATATAAAGAAGATTCTTGGTTTGGAGATGGATCGTGAATATGAGACGATTGAAGATGTTCACAAGTATTTGAGATACAGCAAAGTAATGTTTATGTGTGATGCAGATTTGGATGGTAATCATATCAAGGGACTCGGTATCAATTTGTTCCAATCAGAATGGCCTTCTTTGGCAAAGATTCTTGGGTTCATTGGTTTTATGAGCACGCCTATATTGAAAGCCCGTAAAGGGACAAGAGAGGTGGCATTTTACAATGAAGGTGAATATGAATCATGGAAAGAGACAGCTGATTATGCTTCATGGAAGATCAAATATTATAAAGGTTTGGGAACGAGTACAGGAAAAGAGTTTCGTGAATATTTTAAAGAGAAAAAGATTGTAGGATTCGAACATGGAGGACAAGAAAGTGATGATGCGATTGATATGGTTTTCAATAAAAAGAGAGCGGATGACAGAAAGGATTGGTTACGCAATTATGATCGCAAATTGTATTTGGATACGAGTCATACTTCGATTCGATATGAAGAGTTTATTCATAAAGAACTGATTCACTTTTCAAAATATGATTGTGACAGAAGTATTCCTAATTTGATGGATGGTCTCAAGATCAGTCTTCGCAAGATATTATATTCTGCTTTCAAAAAGGGATTGACGACGGAAATCAAGGTTGCGCAATTCTCTGGATATGTATCAGAGCATTCCTGCTATCATCATGGAGAGGCATCACTAAATGGAGCCATTATTGGAATGGCACAAAATTTCGTTGGTTCTAATAACATCAATTTGTTTATGCCGAATGGGCAGATGGGGACTCGGTTGATGGGTGGACAAGATGCAGCATCAGAGAGATATATCTTTACTCAGCTATCGAAAGTGACCAGATGTATCTTCCCTGAAAAGGATGATCCCATTCTCTCTTATTTGAATGATGATGGAACACCAGTTGAACCCGTATATTATGCACCGATTATTCCAATGGTCTTGGTGAATGGATCAAAGGGTATTGGCACAGGATTCAGCACAAATATTCTGTGTTATAATCCAATTGATATTATTCGATATTTGAAATGTAAGTTGAATAGTGAAACATATGATTCACTATTTATTCCTTATTATGATGGGTTTACTGGTGAAATTTCTTCATTGAAAGAAGATCAGTTTCTCATAAAAGGGCGATATGAAACAGTAGGCGTAGACAAGATTCGTATTACGGAGTTGCCAGTTGGAACATGGACGAATAGTTTCAAAGAATATTTAGAAGAGTTGGTTGATATGGTGGATCCCAAGACAGGGAAGAAGATGCCATCGGTAATCAAAGATTATGATGATATGAGTAAGGACACTACGATCGACTTTATAATCACATTACAGAAGGGTAAATTGGATGAGTTATTGTCGACAACTCAAACAATATTGGGTTGTGATGGAGTCCATAAGTTATTCAAACTGACGACAACATTGACAACGACAAATATGCATCTCTTTGATGCGAATGACAAGTTAAAGAAGTATCATTCTGTTCCGGAGATAATTGATGACTACTTTGTGAAGAGATTAGAGTTGTATTCGGTCCGTAAGGAGTATATGATCAGTGCAATATCGAAAGAATTATTACTGCTATCAAATAAGACAAAATATATTCAAGAAAATTTGGAAGGAACAATAGATCTGAGAAAGAAGAAGAGAGAAGAAGTGAGTCAGTTGTTGACAGAAAAAGGGTATGATAAGATAGATGCTGCTGATATGGATTACAAATATTTGACGAAGATGCCGATGGATAGTGTGACAGAAGAGAATGTTGCTAAATTACAGAAAGAACATCGAAAGAAAGTGAAAGAGTTGGATATTATTCAAAAGACGTCGCCAGAGGAAATGTGGTTAACCGAGTTAACAACATTAGAAGAAGAATATCTTCTGTTTAAAGAAGAGAAAGAGAGAATGCATGATACTATGCCTACAGTGCCTAAAAAAAAGGCGAAAAAGGTGGTTCCTAAATTAATGGAGTGAATTAGCACACATTGAATATAATAGTCTATATGTGAAATAAATGAGAAGATAACTAATACTCATAGATGTTGCCATAACATAAAAAGATGGATCTAATTTTTTACCGCCGATGAGAATGACATATAAGAAATACAAAACAATAAATACGAAAATAGAGAACCCGATGATAGAGAGAAGATAAAAATATAGACAATATTGTTTTGGGAGAGGACCAAAAATTTCGTTCATGAAAGTATTCGAACTACCGCCGTATTGTTGCATAATAATATATGACTATATTATTTTGCTGGCCGATTGGCGGTCTTTAAGTAATCTTATAATATATATATGCGTAATATACACTGCGTTAAAACCAGTTATGCATGATCAATTGTTTATCATTATTAGTTGCTAAAACTGGAGGCGGTAATGGATTATACATTGTAGACGCATCAACCAGATATTTTTTATATCCTTTTGCTTCTCCAAAAACCTGCGGAACGCAATAGTCGAGAACCAACTGATTCAATTGTTCGACTTGTTCTCTGATATGAGAAGAGAGATTGACTGAACTTTGTAGAAAGATTGAACGCATAATTATTTTTAATGTATCTTCATCTTGATTTGAAATAATAAACTTACCACTCGATTTTTCATATACGCCACTGCGGATTCCATTTTGAATGGAACATATATTTTTACCTGAAAAAAATACATCTGATAGTTCTGTATGATTCCATATACCTTCAGTAGGATTTCTAAATGTAGAACATTGATTTATTGGTATTTTATCATACATTTGAAAACGGTCTAATATATCAGGTGGTTCACATGATAGAATATTAACTCGACCATTTGTTCTTTTAGTTTGAAAAGGTTTATGCATTAATGTATAATAACAATAAAAAAAATATAGTAATAATACAAATGGCGAACTTTCAGCGATTGACGCTTACTATTGCGGGAATATTATTTATTATTATTATTATAATACTTTCATATGTCCTCTTTAACGCTAATTCTAATCAAACATGGCCTCCTATTATACCGAGTTGTCCAGATTACTGGTTAGATCTTTCTGGCAATGGTGCGCAATGTATTAATCCTAAAGAAAGTTTAGGTTTAGGTAAGTGTGGAACTGCTCCTGATTTCACACAAGGAGAATGGGCTGGAACAACTGGTAACTGCCAAAAATATTTGTGGGCAAAGAACACATGTGATGTTGCTTGGGATGGTATTACATATGGCGTAGCTAATCCATGCGATTCTTCGAATAATTCGACTTAGTAATCACTTAATACTAAAGAGTAAGTTATATAAAAGAATATATATTAAATAATAATGGATAGTCTCAATTTAAATGAAATACTTAACAGAACAAATGAAGAAAATGCTATGAAACATATATTACGTCAATTTGAAGAAAATAAACAAGATATGTCTATCAAACGAAATATATATGTATATGGTAGTTCAGGAATAGGTAAAACCGCATTTGTGTTTGATATTCTAAAACAGATGAACTATGATATTGTGAAATACGATGCAAGTGATATCCGCAATAAAGCGGTCATTGAAAATATTGCTCATCATAATATGTCTGATAAAAATATTATGAGTATGTTTCATAATAAGGTAAAGAAGATTGCAATTGTGATGGATGAAATCGATGGAATGAATAATGGCGATAAAGGTGGTATTAATTCTCTCATTAAAATCATTCGTCCAAAAAAGACAAAGAAACAAAAGTTAGAAGAACAAACTCGCAATCCTATTATCTGTATAGGTAATTATCAAATCGATAAAAAAATCAAAGAACTGATGAAGGTATGTAATGTATTAGAACTCAAACCACCCACATCCGCACAAATCAGTCATATTATTTCTCTCCTTATGCCGGAAATTAATGAATCATTGAAATCGAATATATGCCATTTTATACAAAATGATTTGAAGAAGTTGGTAAATATACATGATATATATAATAATACTCCCGAAATATTGAGGGATAAATTATTTTATAATATTTTTCAACAAAAGTCATTTAATGATAATACAAAGCAAATCACTAATAAGTTGTTTTCCAATAATTTTTCGATATATGATCATATCCATTTAATTAATGATACAGACAGAACAATTATAGGACTGCTGTGGCATGAAAATGTAATTAATCATATTCAAAAAGAACCGACTATTATAAGTATTCCATTTTATTTAAAGATATTGAATAATATCTGCTTCTCTGATTATATTGATCGAATCACTTTTCAAAAACAAATATGGCAATTCAATGAAATGACTTCTCTCCTTAAAACATTTTATAATAATAAATTATTTCATGAATACAATCGCAATACTGGTAATGATAGTTATACTGATGATACAAATATTCGATTTACTAAAGTTCTGACAAAATATTCTACAGAATATAATAATATTATTTTTATACAAAATTTGTGTCAAATTTTAAATATGGATCAAAAAGATTTGTTCTCTTTTTTCTTTTGCTTAAAAGAAAAATATAAGGATAGTGAAATTTACGCATTATTTGAAAACAGTGATATTACCAAATTGGATATTAATCGATTATTTCGATTTTTAGATAAGTATACTACCGAAAATGCAGTTGGTGTGATTGAGACATTAATCAATGAAGAGACAAAAGTGAGCGATGATGAAATATCTGTATTGGATGAAAGTGTATTTTAATTATTATTATTTGATAATAATTAAATGAAGAACGAACAACGAACAATGAACATTATATCATTGTTTTATAAAACAAATCAATATCAAGATCAAGCTCATAATCAAGATCTAACGTTGTCATTTCATCTTCAATGTATGAACGTTCGATAACAAGATTTGATATTAATCGAGTTAATAAATTATACGCCCGCAGGTTTTTATAATATTTTACTGTAGCATTCGCATTCACAATCGCAGTATGATTCCCATTATTGTTAATGATAATTGGAATATTTGTATTTATTTCTTCAATATCACATCGACCTGCTTTTTCATCGTCAGGTATATCTAAATCAAACTCTGTTCCAAATGTATTCCCATTTGTTAAATACGGTTGTAATTGTATAGATTTTCTCTTTGACAATGAACGCGAAACAGGATGATGATTGATAAAGAATCCATCACTCATCAATAAACCGATGAAAGAGCACATAATAATAAATAATTTCATATTATCTATTATTATATAAATACTTTATATTATTTTATAAATTATTTTACAACAACACTTTGTCCTTCATGATCATTGATAAACATGCTCGATTCAAGTTCTTCCTTAAACAAGAATTTGTATTTGTAATTCATTAATCTATCCATTCTCTTTTCATTCCATTCTCTTTTAGTTTCATCTGCGATTTCAATATTTAGATGGCGTTCACATTGATTTGGATTATTATAAAACAAAGTGGCAGATATCTTTTCTCCAGACTTTGAAACAATCGTTGGCATCTTGATTTTGAAATACAAGTCTTCTTCACCTGACCCAACAAGATGACTAATAGCCTTCCTGTTATCTTCAGTTGAATAATGATTTATACCGTTAGCCATAATATATGACCCACTTTCCCTAGACAAGTAATACTTGTAACTATTACCGTATTGAGCATTTCGAATTACACAACCGACATCACCAGATGAATAACATTTGACATTTTTATTAAAAGTTTGTTGTCTCTTTTCATCAAATACTTTTATTGTATATGTATGAGTCTTCTTATCAACAGATACATAATTATTAATTGGTTCGGATGAATTAGAAATAAGGTCATCGTAGTATTCACGTTCAGGCATTGCTCGGTTATTATTCTATTATAAAAATTCGTCTTTAAACGGATTTTTTAAGTATTTCTTCTAGAACACATATGCGCTTCTTCATTTCCACGTTATCTTTCATTAATATCTGTATTAATTGGGTATGTTCTCCTACTATTTTCTGTATTTGTTGATTTACACCATTTAAATCGTTTAAATGCTGAATCATTTGCTGCTGAATAATTGCATTTCTTTTTTCTTTCATCTCAACAATTTGTCTGATTACTTCTGGTTTATGTTCCAACTTACCTAGTTCATACGACTTTAACGCGTCATCTATTTTATCAAGAAAAAAAGAGATTGTTTCTTTGTCTTGAATGAATTCATTGATCGTTCGTGTCGATACCTTCATATATTGATTTTCCGATTGAGTTAGCAATTCCTTCTTATCAAATGAATTATGTTCGTGAGAGAAAACTAGAATCGTTTTTAATGAATCCAATTGAACAAATGGTATTGTATAATCCTTTAAGAAATGTTTTTCTTCTGCTAATGCGGCAAATTCATCATATGATGTTTGTTTTAACAGTTCGCGTCGAAATGCAAATGTCGCTGCCGTTGCATGATTTGGTCCATATGGTCCAAATTGATACATCTTATTGATATGTTTAAAATATATATACATTTCACTCGAACCTGCTGCAAGTACATGGGGGTTTTTCTGTAATGTTTCGACTGCGTGAGATACTCTCTCTGAAGGATAATAATCATCATCATCCATATAAACGATAAATTCTCCTTTTGATTTTTCGTGCATTAAATTACGTTTCTTTCCCAATGTCATTTTAGTATCATATTTATAATATTTAACTTGTGGTATATGCTTCACTAAATCTTCTATTTTATCGGTTCCATCATCAATAATAATCCATTCCATTCTATCTCTTGGATAGGTCTGAGAAAGAAAACAGCGAATAATCATATCATAAAAAGGTCTACGATTAAACGTCGGTGTACATATGCTTACAAATGGAAACCCCTTATTTTTATTCTTCTTATTTGACATTATATGAATCATTACATTTCATTTATTTATATAATAATTAAGTTATTGAATTAATGTTAATTGGTAGATTTAGTTGGAGCTGGAGCTGAAGAAGGAACATGGGGTTGAACATTAGGAGGAACATAAACAGGAACTGAAGAAGGAGGAGGAGAACCAACTGCGTCAAGAGAAGAAGGATTAAAAGCGTCATTAGATGGAGTTGGAACAGAAGAAGGAGTAGTAGAAGGACTAGCAGCAGCAGCAGAAGCAACATTATGTAATTGACCAGTAAGTTCACTACTCACACCCAACTGAGAAGAAATCATTGAATCTATTGTCTGATTAAGAGGAATAACTTCATTCGTTATATGAGAAGGAACAAATCCATCAACTTTATAATTATTAACACACTTATAATTATCAGAATAAGGTGCAGTATAATCGCTCGTTATTGGTATCATACCTTCTACAATCATATCATCAATGACATATTTATGAACACCGAATAATTTACCAGTATGTAATTCATTAACTCTTTCATTTCGAGAAGTGATTGTTAATACAAAAATAAAAAAGATAATAATTAATATAACATTTATACCAGATACACTAAAATTAACTCCAACATTAATTAACATAATAATTGTCAATGCTAATACGATCCAGTTCATTTTATAATATAAATTTTGTACAAACAATGTCCATATACCATATTCTTTTTCAAAAGACATAAATGTTAATTTATCATCATTATTTATTTTTTCATCTTTAGAATTAATTCTTACAGAAAATTTTTTAATATCATGTTCTAATGAATCTGGTGAAGTAAAATCGCCTTGAATACTTGATGTAGCATCAATATTGTCTCTAGCATGAACAAGTTTATACATTTTTGCCTTAAACGTTACTGCTGGCCAAATTACCACATATAATAAAATAAGATTTGATATAAACCATATAATAATCGAATAACAAAATATAAAAATGAATAATACAATTAATACCAAAATACCAAATAACAACGCACACAAGAATAAAATCAAAAAACTACTACTAGCAAAAAGCACAACTTTCCAAACTGGCCAACCATTGGTCAAACTCCAAAAGTAGAAAAACATATATTTTACAAATTGAAGCCAATGAATAATTACAAAGACAACTGCAATAATAATATTAAACAATAGTATAAGTTGTCCGATAGTATAACATATTGTTGTAAAATATATAGGTATCATTGCTGGTAAAATAAATAGTAATGCTTCTGGTAAATAATTTAGTACTGTAAATATACTATTCAAAATAACAAAATCATAAGAGACAATACTTCTGACAATAGAGTAAAAACTACTTAATAAACCTGCATATGTTTCATTACCATAGCTATCTCTCAATATAATGATATTTTCTTCAACATCATAACCTAATATCGCTTTAACAAAACTTCCATGTGTTGTTCCTAATCCTTTGATAACATTTTCTACATAGTCAAATGAAATAATTTTACCCCATATATCGTATTTATAATTCTGATCAATAAATGATATTTGATCTGTTGCAATATAATTGGCATCTGTCTTCATATTTCTAGCAGAACTAAATATAGCATTTTTCAAGTCTTTTGGATCAGAATGATCTGAATTCAATGGGCCAGCTTTATTGATAAATGGACTACAATAACTATCATTACTCATTAACTTGGATAATATTCCAGATTGTGCTATTTTACAATTGAATAGAGTTATAGAACCAAATATCAATAAATATAGCATAAAGAATGCTATTTGTGTCAAACAAGATACTATATATTCACTTACTTTAACATAAACATTACCTTCTGCCTTTTCTTCTTTTTTTTTAGTTATTTCATCCGTATCTGTATCGGTTGATGACATTATAATTATAAATATAATAATTTAATCGAAATAATATAAATACTTACTTGTAACTAGTTCAATGAAACAATTTAATGTCTATGAATTTGACGATGTCATGATTATACCTAAGGAAAGCAGTATAAATAGCCGTTCTTTTGTCTCTCTTACAAGAAAGTTTGAATTTACTGGGCAAAATGGAGAGAAAATAGTATGGCAAGGTATACCGATCATTGCATCAAATATGGATACAATTGGAACATTTCACGTTCATCATGAACTTGCAAAATATAATATGTTGACTGCTTTAAATAAGCATTATACGATCGATGATTATAAGCAAAATGAAGAATATTTACATAATGATTATTTCATGGTGACAACTGGTATTTCGGATACCGATTATGATAATTTAATTGAAATTGTTGAATATACTGATTGTAAATGGATATGTATTGATATTGCGAATGGTTATATCTCTTCTTTCTTTGAGTATTGTTGTAAAGTGAGAAACCGATTTCCAGATAAAATTATTATTGCTGGAAATGTTTGTACTTCTGACTTAACAAGGAAGCTGTTATGTGCAGGTATTAATATTGTCAAAATTGGTATTGGATCAGGAATGGCGTGTTTGACAAGAAGACAAACTGGTGTTGGTATTCCTCAACTGTCTGCTATTTTCGATTGTTCTAAAGAAGGTTGTATTGTGTCTGACGGAGGTATTCGTTCACCCGGTGATATAGTAAAAGCACTTGGTGGAGGTGCCGATTTTGTAATGATTGGTGGTTATTTATCTGGCCATGACGAGAATGCCGGCGTTGTTGTCGAAAACTGGGTTCAAGATGAATTTGGTAATAAAAAGGTCTTACAGAAATATAAAGAGTTTTATGGAATGAGTTCAAAACATGCTATGGAAAAATATGGTAGTGGTAAAATGGCGGATTATCGTTCTTCTGAAGGTGATGTATTGAGAGTTCCATATAAAGGTGCAATTGAGGATACTATAAAGGATATGCTCGGTGGAATACGAAGTGCATGCACTTATGTCAATGCAGACACTATAGAAGAACTCAAGGATAATGTTTCATTCGTATATAAGTTTTAACGCGTCATTTTACTATTCATATAATTTATATTATCTAATTAGATAATATGAATAAGCAAAACAGTAAATTTACTATATCCAAATGTTTATGGTGTATACTATGGGTCAGTATCGGTATTTATATCATTTGGGTTGGATTAGATTTGAAAGAAGGATATCGTAATACAAATACAAGTTATTCAGTTGATCTCCCTATTAATACGACAACATCATGTTCCAATTTCTGTGGCCCACAGGCGATATGTTCAATTACAGGCGAACAATGCTCGTCTGATCCAGATTGCTATGGATGTGCACCACCAGTTACACCTCCTTCATCATTAACGACAGAAGTATCAGGATATAATGATGCGGGTAAATTGTCAGATGCAATGACCCCAGTTTTTTCTGTATTGACGACAGATATTGGCACACATGCTTTTAAAATGAAGGGTCCTAATACACCTCCTCCAAATTATAGTAAAGGAGTCAATACTTGGAGACGAACATTTGATGAAGGACAGCGACTCTATGAGACGCGATATAATCCACAATTCCAAATTATTAATTCATTGCCGAAATATCCATCACGTCCTACATTAACTGGCGAATTCGTCGATACTGGACCACTCCCTGCCAATGCGACTCTTTAAATCTATGATGATTTCTCTGATTAAGTCGCATATAAAAGTCCACAATTTCCACCAATGAAGTTAACTACATTATATCTCTCTTCAAACAAATACATATTGAAGTTATAATCATATATTCGCCAAGTTGGTTTATTGATACCGATTAAGTTCCCCGTTTGGGGATCGCAAATAGCTAGCGATTGAGCATTCGGGTCAATTGGTGGAGTAATGGTTATCATTTCCAGTTCAATGTTCGAAAAACGACTCATATTCATTGCACCACTCGGTTGTAAAGTCAAATTTGATGAATTCATACAGAAGTTATAAACATATAGTCCATCTATTCCAGAACCACTTGTGCGAGTATATTTTTCTATATAGTTGAATACCCCTGCTGGTTGTACATTCTCTCTATAGATCCCATCTAACAATATACCTAATCCAACAAGTATATTCTTTACATTTTCAAAATTATAATTACCAGTAATCATCCAACCCGTCAAGTATCCATCAGTATTTACACCAGGTCCTATATCTATTGTAGTATTTGATCGTGTAACTGCCCATCCACCGTTAGTTGATGCTTGTATCAAATCTTGTGGTAAATAACGATATGCCCAGTTAGTATAATTACTCCATTCATTACGTAAATTGGCGTCACTTCTCTGAAAGTAGAACATCCAATTGGAGATCATACCAATAGAATCCAGAGAGATACGATTCGAACCAGTAACATTATAGAATAATTGTTCATTCACTTGTTTAAATAAATACTTCTGTTCTTGAAGAGCAAAGAGTCGAGATTCTTCATTAGAGAGAAAACCATAGGTACAAATTAAATGAATATCTGCATTCCATAAAGTTCTCGTATCCAAGTAAGAATTCAAACCTAGTTCAATGTCAGGTGGAGTCTGTAAGAAGCGATAAAATTGCATATAATATAAATTAAAGTTTGGTGCCACATAGGGGAAGTTATTCGCAGTATCGTGGACGTCTCTGATTTGAAATAGTTGTTGAATTGGTCGCATTGTTACATTAATATGTAGTTCATTATACTGAAGAGAGATAAGAGGAAATGCCATTTGAGTTTTCAAATTAAACCATGCATTCAATGGAATATATAATGTAGTTCCGCGTATACTGGGTTCAGCGCCACCAGCGCTTGTGGTATAATAAGAGTTAGGATATGAATTCACACGAGTTCCAGAAGTAGCAGGATCATAAATTTCAGGGACGTGTCCGATCATTTGATTGAATAATTCCTTCTTGTCAGCAGAAAAATCTCTCAAAACAGAATTTAATAAATAAGCACCAGAAAATTCTTGAAGGGTTTGATTACCACAAGTGATAGTTATTTTAGAAATCATTTGTGCTCCAATAAACTCAATCCAACGAAATTCATATGGAACCCATTGTTGTCCAGTTTCATTTGACGGCGGAATAATTGGACTCCAAATAGATGGAAGTTCTACAGAGAGATAACAGTCCATTAATAAGTCAGCATATCTCGGTATTTTAAATGTAAATGTGGATTCTTCGCTCAATCTCAATGTTCGAGATCCATCAAAATCTACACGAAACTTCTGTAAACCGAAGTTAGTATACTTGGCATAGGTCGATTTGAAAAATGTTTTAGACGGGTTTCCATTCAACATAATATTTTGCTGTCCTTCTGAAACCAATTGCATTAAACCGCCTGGCATATTATAAGTATTATAAGTATTATAATATATTTAACTTGTAGAAATTATAATATAATTTTCCATCATTAGTATAATATGTCTACTAGTACTGGCGCAGGAATGTCTCAACAATTATCCAAATATGGTTCAGCAGCAACAGCAGCATACAATAATGTCATACAAGGCAAAAATACATCGCCAATTATAGGTGGATTAGCCGCATTATTTATTATTATTATTATTATAGTTGTTTCGATTTCTATTGCAAATGGAAAGAATACATCATATATGAACTCATTTACAGTCAACCCGAATTTTCATAGTCTGTATTATCCTGATCCAATCAAATATGATGCTTGTGGTAATATTATATATGTAGATTCTTCTGGAAATGGAAATGATGGATCATATCATATTAATGATTATTATATATATGGTTCATATAACTCATGTAATATTAGTGGAAGAAATACAAATAATTATATGAATTTAAATGCACTAAAATACATAATTAGTCAAGGTGTCAGATTTATTGATTTTGAGATATACAATATTAATGATCAACCTGTTATAGCAACCTCTTCTATCCCTAGTAATTTTTTTATCAAAGAATCTTATAACTCTGTTACATTTCAAGATGCATTTAAAACAATTATAACAAACGCATTTAATAATATATCTGCGCCAAATCCAGATGATCCAATATTTCTTCATTTACGAATTAAAAGCACGAATCATACAATGATGGATAATATTGCACAAATTTTTCTTGAAAATGAGTTTTATATGTTAGATCCAATGTATAGTCACGAATATCAAATTTGTAATGAAAATAATTGTACTCCAAGAAATTTGTCACAATTGCCATTGTATATATTTAAAAAGAAAATCATTGTCATGGTTGATCGTTCGAATAGTGCTATATTAGATTCTAAGAAATTAATGGAGTATGTAAATATAACAACAAATTCTGTTCATTGTCGTTTACTATCAAATCATGAGATGAGATTTTCACCAGATCAGTCTGAATTATTAGAATTTAATAAAGTAAGTATGTCAATTGTTACACCTGATGTAGGTGTTTCTACGACAAACCCGAATCCAAATGCGTCTCTTCAGTTAGGTGTTCAGGTCAATGCTATTAATTTTTCGAATGCGGATGAAAATATGAAGAATGATATGGACTTGTTTATCACAGCAGGATATGCTTTTATACTGAAACCAGCTAATTTAAGATATATTCCTGTCACTATCGATATTCCAGCAGATAATCCAACAAATTATAGTTTTAAACCACAAGAGTTTGAAGGCAGAGGATTTGGACCATGGAACATATAAGATTGGATGATTATGAATATTAATATTTCATAATCATATAAAAATCATATATCACAAATATTATTGTGTATATATATGGGAAAAGAAGAAGAAGTATATAAATGCGAAAAAGGAATATCATTAGATGAGTGTGAATTAGCAATCTTAAGAATTGCTGTTGATAAAGCAGAAGAAAAAGAAGGACATGCTATTGTAAATTCACCAGAAGTGAAAAAAATTATTTCTATTATTGAACAATATTTAAAGGATACTAAATTGGTGGCATATGGTGGAACTGCTATTAACTCGATATTGCCATTAGAAGATCAGTTTTATAGTAAAGATGTAGAAATACCAGATTATGATTTTTTCTCTCCAAATGCAAAAGAGGATGCAAAAAAATTGGCAGATATATATGTAAAAAAAGGGTTTACTGAAGTCGAAGCGAAAAATGGTGTTCATGAAGGAACATATAAGGTTTTTGTTAATTTTATACCAGTTGCTGATATTACATATATACACAAAGATATTTTCAGTGCGATAAAGAGAGAAGCAATCAAAAAAGATGGAATATTATATGCTCCACCAAATTATTTGAGAATGGCAATGTATTTAGAATTATCGAGACCG